GGAGCCAGAGTCGAAAAAGGTTACGATTAAGTAATAACACTCAACGCAGGAGAGTATATGTGCAGTTGTAATAGTGGTGTCTGTACGTGTGGCACCGGATGTACTTGCAGTTGTTGCTTAACCCATATAACCGATTAACTAGGAGGTGATCCTTATCGGTTATGTTTGACTCAAAAACCTAAAGCAATGGAGATAACAAAACGGGTCGGGCTCACAAGGTTCGACCCGTTTTCTTTGGAGATAGTATGAGTAGATTTTTTAATTTCAAAACACTGGTTTCATTTTCCGCATTAGCAATAGCAGGATGCGCAGCACTCTTTTCGGTCACGGGTATCGGTACCCTATTCGCTGGAGCAGCTGTATCTGCGATGGTAATGGCTAGTGCTTTGGAATTAGGTAAGTTGGTGGGTATTTCGTTCTTATATCGTTATTGGAGTGAAATACCAAAAGTACTAAAAAGTTATATGTTGGTCGCAAGTATGGTACTAATTGGTATTACATCAGCAGGAATTTACGGGTATCTCTCATCAGCATATGCTAAGGTAGCGGCAGACCCACTAAAGATGAATGCAGAAGTGCAAATATTAAATTCACAAGCACAAACACTTGATGAAGAAATACAACGAAAGACTCAACGATTAGACCAAATTATTTCACTCCGTGGTCAGCAAGAAAATCGTATTGATAATCTTATTAGTAAAAGTACCACGGGTTCAAATACAACTATTCGTTCAGCACAAAATAGTTTAAATGAGCTGAATAGAACAGCAAATACATTACAACGAGAAATCAATCAAGCATCTGCACAACGTGATAGTTTGAAAGCAAAGAGTTTGACCACAGATGTTGCAATCACAACAAATTCGGATATTGGAACGTTCGTCTATATTTCCCGTGCAATCGGTGTTCCATTAGATACCGTAGTTAAATGGTTTATATTGGTCATCGTATTAGTATTTGACCCATTATCCATTTGTTTAGTATTAGCTTATAACTTCTTACAAAAACGTGGTGAAGTTGTAGAAGAACCCAAAAAATTAACTATTTTTAATGAATCCCCACCACAACCTACCCCAGAGGTGGTGGAGGAAACAATAGTCGTTCCTGAACCAATCGTGCAAGAGGAAACGATGATAAAACGCGAAGAAATGGAACCAGTCCAGCCAGTTGAACCAGAAGAACCAGTTGAAGAAGAACGTAGAGTAATACCATTTAATAATGGTGATTTCAACGAAGATGACCCATTCCCACAATATATGACAAAGGCTGAAACAGAAGAAGTTTTAGAAAATTGGTGGGCAAAAAGAAATGGTCTTAAAAAATAATATTTAATAAGGGACTTGACAAATATAGGAATTAGTGTTATTATTATACATCTCTAACAAGGATGTAATATGCCGCATCAAGTCGGTTATTGCTGTATCAATCTCACACTACAAAAGACCCGCAAGATTACTACTAATCGCGGTATGATACAGCGTACCTTTCTGGAGCGTGGTGTCAAGTATGCGTCTGAACTCGCACTACAGAACGCCAAAGACTTAGTGGAAATTGTCAAGTGGAACGCACAGAATGGTGTCAAGGTGTTCCGACTATCCTCGGATTTATTTCCGTGGAACTCCAAATACAAACTTGTTGACCTTCCAGATTACGATAAGATTAGTCAATATCTTCTTGCTGCTGGTGCGATGGCGTATAATACTGGTCAACGTATCACCGCACATCCAGACCACTTTGTTAAGCTGGGTTCACTTAAGCCCGATGTTGTTGACAACGCTATTCACGACCTTGAACACCATTCAGAAGTCTTTGACTTGATGGGATTGGAGGTGTCGCACTATAACTGCCTCAATATCCACGTAGGTATGAACTACGACAACGATACCATCGACCGATGGGTTCGTGCGTTTGATAGACTTTCTGACAACTGCAAGAAGCGATTGGTGGTCGAGAATGACGATAAGGAAAACGCATTCTCTATTAAACAGCTCCATCGTGAGATTACTTCTCGCTCTGGTGTCCCCTTGACATTTGATTACTTTCACCATACATTTCATACAGATGGAATGTCCTCTACAGATGCTGCACATCTTGCTGCATCTACGTGGGACACCAAACCACTATTTCATTACAGCGAGTCCAAGAACCTGAACGAGAGTGTTTCGGGTAATCCACGGGCACACGCTGATTATGTATTCCGTAGTATTGATGACTACGGACTTGATATTGATATTGACTTAGAAGCTAAAGCTAAAGAACTTGCATTACTCAAATATCGGGAGTTGCTATGATAAGTTTCGCAATCACAACACATAATGAAGGTCAATATATTCAAGAATTACTTGACCAGCTTGTTCCCCATTGCGAAAAGACAGGGGACGAGATTGTTGTGGTTGATGACCATTCTACGGATTCATTTACCTCGCAGATATTGTATGGGTACGAAGAACAGGACAAAATCAAATTATATAGTCATGCACTTAACAATGATTTTGCTACACATAAGAATTATCTCAATTCTGTGTGTGATGGGGACTATATTTTCCAAGTTGATGCGGACGAAAAATTTCACGATAACCTCTTGACTTATCTTGATGATATTGTGTATAATAATACGAACGTAGATTTGTTTTTAATTCCACGAGTAAATGTGGTTGCTGGTTTGACTGACGATGATGTTCGTAGATGGGGTTGGGTCATAAATGAAAAAGGTTGGGTAATGTTCCCAGACTATCAAACCAGACTATACAGAAATCGTGAAGATATTAGGTGGGAAGGAAAAGTGCATGAACGTATTGTGGGATATAAGACACACGCACCACTTCCCGCAGAAGAAGAGTGGGCATTGTATCACATTAAGGACATTATGAGACAACGAGAGCAAAATGAATATTATGACACCATTACACGGTAAGCAAGCACTCACCTACGACGATATCCAGTTAATCCCTGCATATTCTGATATCGAATCACGTAGCACTATTGACCTATCTGCACAATTAACGACTAATTATAGGATCAAGGTTCCTCTTATCGCATCCCCGATGGATACGGTGTGTGATAGTGAAATGGCAATTGCAATAATGGAACTTGGTGGAGTTGGTATTATTCACCGATTTATGAATATAGAAGAACAAGCCAATGAAGTTAAATGTGTAGTCAGTTCTGCAATCCCAGAAAAAGTTTGGGGGGATACAAAAGTTCCTGTCTCAGCGGCAATTGGTGCAAACGGTGATTATTTAGAACGAGCACAAGAGTTGGTTAAAGCAGGCGCAAATATTATTTTGATTGATGTTGCACACGGGTATCATAAATTTGTGATTGACGCAATTCATAACTTAAAGAATACTCTTCCATCTCACGTAGATATTATTGCAGGAAATGTCGCAACAGGAGGAGCTGCTCTCAGGTTACAAGATGCAGGGGCAGATGCAATTCGTGTCGGTATCGGCGGTGGGTCACTTTGCACCACCCGTATCAAGACTGGTTTCGGTGTTCCCAATGTGACCTCACTACAAGATTGTGCGAAAACGGTTAGTGTTCCTGTTATCGCATGTGGTGGTATCCGTAGTAGTGGTGATATTGCAAAGGCGTTGGGAGTTGGTGCAAACTCAGTAATCCTTGGCTCACTCTTGGCAGGAACAAAAGAAGCACCTGGTGCAATCATTGAGAAGCAGAATGGTTTGTATAAGCGGTATCGTGGAGCCGCATCGTTGGAAACAAAGAGTGTCCACGGTCAAGCAAAGAGAAATGTGGAAGGTGAATCCACAGTCGTTCCGTTTAAAGGTGGTGTAAAGTTCATTGTAGATGGTTTGTTAGATGGTCTGCGGTCAGCATTGTCTTACGCAGGAGCAAACAATCTTACGGAATATTTCCCTGAATATGTCGTTGTGACCCAAGCTGGAGTAAATGAGGCACGACCGCATCTTCTCTAAACAGGAGGATAGTATGAAAAACTTAATAACTGTTTTCGCTATAATAACAGTTTTGGTGTTGTTAAAAGTAAATGAAAGTTATATACCGAACCGTATTGTTCGGTCACAACCAACAGAGTTAGAAAAGTTTCTTACACATATGGCATATCGGGAAAGTGATAACACTCCCCACGCCGTTAATCGGTTCGGTATGTTAGGAAAGTATCAGTTCTCACCAAGCACAATCCGTGTATTGGGGTATCGTGTAAATAAAAACCAGTTCTTAACTAATCCAGAACTTCAGGACTCTGTAATGGTTGCATACCTACGAGCAAACAATAAAGAACTAAACTCATTAATCTCTAAATACGAAAATAAAGTAGTAAAGGGAGTAAAAGTTACACGGTCTGGTGTATTGGCAGCGGCACATTTAGCAGGTTCTACAAATGTGAAGCTCTTTTTCCAAAACGCAGATTGGAATGGTCGAACAGATGCAAACGGTACGAGTATTCGTGAGTATATGCAGACATTCTCAATCTACAACCTAAAGAAGATATGATAGTATTACTCATAATCAGTATTTTAGTAAATGGAGCACTCGGTTACGCCTGTTGGAATATGTTGCGTAAGAATGAGATGATGGAAGATGCCATAAATAACTTTTACACTCGCTTAGATAGAACATTAAAAACTATGCGGGCAATTGACACACGAGAAATGTTTGAGAAGGACGACGAAGTAGGGTCGGTTTTCGGTCAAATAGTGGATACAGTCAATGATTTACGCCCGCTTCTATACGGGAGTGATATAGAAGATGGGGAGAAAGAAAACGAAGCTCGGTAAAGTCTATTTTACCCAAGAAACAGAAGATGCAATCATCAAGTATAACCAAAGTGACGATATGGAAGAACGGGAAAACCTATATCGTGAGTATATTTGGGCACCATTCGATAAATTAGCAGAAAACGTAATCAACAGATTTAAGTTTCCTTATATGGAAGGCTCTTTTGACGATGTGAAGTCAGAGGTGGTTTCCTTTTTGGTTATCAACTTACACAAATACGCTGCAGGAAAAGGTAAAGCATTCTCATACTTCAGCGTTATTGCAAAAAACTATCTTATATTACACAATAACAACGCATACAAGGAAGAAAAGCGGTCAGTATATCTCGCAGATAAGACTGACGAAACGTTTGCCCTCGAAGAAATCCTTGTATCGGAACCAGAAGAACAAGAAATAAAGAGTGACATGCGTGATTTTACCCAACTTTTGGTCCAATACTGGGATTTTAACACCACCAAGATTTTTAAGAAGAAGCGGGATATAGAAATCGCTAACGCCGTGGTCGAACTTCTCCGTAGAGTTGATAACATCGACAATTTTAATAAAAAAGCTCTCTATCTTATGATTAGAGAGATGACGAACCACAAAACATCCCATATCACCAAGGTCATCAATAAGATGC